TTAGACATGATTGATAACATGCTTATTGTCACCCCGCCTAAGAAGGAAAAAGTAAGCTACAACGAAGAAGTGTCTACCAAGCAAGAAAGCATCTTAGATTTTAATGAACTCGATGTGGATTACTTGGATGTAGATTATTTAGGTGAGGACGAGCTAGAATTTACTGAGCTAGATATAAACTTTTTAGATGTAAACTACCTCGAAGACTTGCTTAATGTACTGGATGCTCTAGCCATAGCAGAGGATGAAGATGCGTTAGCCCAAGCAACTAGCACGCAAATTGCAGGAACACTTTTGGGCAAGGACCCGGACACGCAAATTACCACTTTAATAACAGGAAATGTTGTTAGTCTTAGAAGACAGGTAAATGAAAGCGTCCGTGTTGATTTAGATGGCAGTAATTCTTATACAGTTATCTTCATACAAGATGGTGTTTCTAATGTTGTTAAAGTAAACGGTGGTGGTGATTCCGTCATTACAATAACACAATCAGATTAATTAAGTGCAAATAAGTGTTGACTTCTGTTGTTTAATGTTTATAATGTAGGTATATTAAATAAAAAGGAGTTAATTAATATGAGTAAAACTACATTACAAAAAGTGTATGAGAAGATGACTTTAATCCAACAGAATTCTGACGACCTTTGTCTAGTCTGTGTTACGGATGATGGTAAACCTGCAATAGCCTTAGGTATAAAAAGAGGCGAGGTGATGACACCAGTAGCTATAATGCTTGACCAAGAAAGATGCGACAATGTTACGCCTGAATGGGATAATTACGATGAAATACAATCAGTAATTGCAAAAGCACAAAAGCTGGAGGACAGAACAACTGCAAAACAGTTTAATCAACATCATGCTAAAATAGATAAATTTTTTGAAGAATCAGAGTATTGATGAAAAAACTGATATTGCCAATATTGATAACACTAGCTTTACCGCTAGTGTTTCAATCTGTTCCAACAGAAATACTAAAGCTAAAAACATTTGATGCTTTGGTTAAAGAACAGGAACCAAGTGGTAATTTTGTAATACTTAATATTTCAGAATCGGATGTTAGAGAACGAGGTGGCTTTCCTTTTCCAAGAAGAGACTTAGCACACATACAAATTGACTTAATAAACGAAGGCGCAATTGGAGTCGGTTGGTCCATGGCTTTTTCAGAAGCGGACAGGTTTGGCGGTGATGATGTTTTTGCACAGGCACTTTCTTATATACCAAGCGTCTTAGCAATGTTTGAAACACCCAACGGAAAATACCCACAAACAGTTGGCACGGTTATTAAAGGCAATGATGTCGGTGGAATATTAACACAAGGCATCGTAGAAAATATTGATGTACTAAAAAACAAAACATATCAAGGAATAGCTACAGCACCTGTTGATGTGGATAACTTAGTAAGAAGAATACCATTGTTAATGAAAACACCTGAAGGATGGTCTCCTAGCTTCGGCACAGAAATATTAAAAGCGTTAACCGAAACTAAGTCTTACATAATTACGACAAATGAAAACGGCATACAGGAAATTGCAGTAAGACATTTACCACCGATTAAGACAGACAACTTTGGTCGTAAATGGATAAGTTGGGTAGACACACCGCAAACAACTTTAGAAGAAATGGATGTTGCTAATAAGTTTGTAATTATTGGAGTAACAGCAAATGGAATCATGCCACAAATTGCAACCCCGGTTGGATTATTAGAACCACACAAAATTCAAGCAGCTTTAGCTGAGTCAATTCTTATAGAAAACTCACCAATAATACCTGATTGGAGTTTAGCAGCTGAAATACTAATTTTTGGAATAATCGTGTCACTGACATGGTTTCTAATAAGTTATCTCGGCATGACCCTAGGCATTGTATTAGCTGTTTTAACAATGCTTTGTACGGCTTTAGGTGGTGTTTGGTTAATACAAACAGGAATTTTAATAGATGTAACGTGGACTTTGGTCTCACAATTCATAACAGGAGCTATTGCCTTTTATTTACGCTTCAGAGAACAGTTTAAATTGCGTTTACAGATTAAAAAACAGTTTGAACATTACCTTGACCCAAGACAAGTTAAACAATTACAGAAAAATCCTGATTTACTTAAACTGGGTGGAGAAAGAAGAAGGTGTACTTTTATTTTTACAGACCTTAGAGGTTTTACAGCTTTAAGCGAATCAGTTGAACCTGAACAAGTTACTTACATTATGAATAAAGTTTTATCTGCACAAGTAGCAGCCGTACAAAAACACGGCGGGTTAGTGGATAAATTTATTGGCGATGCGGGGATGTACATATTTAATGCGCCTCTTGACATAGACCATCAAGAACAAATAGCTTTTGAATGTGCTTTAGATATAATAAAAAATATAGAAGTGGTTAATCAAGAGCTACAAGCAGAAGGTATGCCATCTATAGCCATAGGCATAGGTGTTAATACGGGCGATGCAATTGTTGGTAACATGGGAAGCTCGACTAGATTCGACTATACGGCTATAGGAGATGCTGTAAATACAGCAGCAAGATTAGAGTCTGCGACTAAAGAACGAGCAGTAGACATACTGATTGGAGAAGAAACAGAAAAGTTTTGTGGTTATCCTTTAAAAGTGTTAGAATCTATCAAGGTTAAAGGTAAAGCAAAACCACTTAAAATATTTACAATAAAATAATATGGCAAGAGATTACAAAAAAGAATACGAAAATTATCAAAGTAAGCCCGGACAAATGAAAGACAGGGCTATGAGAAATGCAGCTAGAGCAATAATGAAAAAACTTGGCAAAGCATTTGTTGGAGATAATAAGGATGTTGCACACAAAGACGACAATCCTAGAAACAACAGTACAAAAAATCTAACAATGCAAAGTAAAAAAAAGAATCGTTCAAGAAAGTGATATTTATGGCAACAACAAAAGAAGCAATAACAAAAATTGAAACGCATGAAAAAGAATGTTCTATAAGGTATGCAAATATTGAAAAAAGAATGGAAGACGGCTCAAAGCGTTTTGACAAGCTAGAAAATATGATTTGGGCGGTATATCCATTTATACTTGTTTCCCTAGTGCTTTCTAGGTTTGTATGAGCAAAATATTAATTGGCGTTATAGCTGTATTGGTATTATTTTCTTTAGGCTTATGGTACCAAAACAATAACTTAATGGCTTTAAATCAAGCATTTGAATTAAGAGACCAAGAACAAAAATTAGCAATAGAATCATTACAAAATGACTTTGCTTTACAAACGGGCGGTCTAATAAAATTACAAAGTCGTAATCAAGAAATACAACAAGAGATGACAAGGTACCTTGACATTTTTGGAAGACATAATTTAAGTAAATTAGCAGCAGCCAAACCCGGATTAATAGAACCTAGAGTAAACAAAGGAACCAAAGATGTATTTGATAGCATTGAAGAAGATAGTCGCAACATTGACAGTCTTGATAATGGCTTGCAGTTGCAGTCTTCTACCAACTAAACAAGTAGAGATTGTATCTAAGCCTATAGAGAGAACTATAGTTCAACCTATAATGCCAAGAGAAATAAACTTAAAAGACCCTTATTGGTATGTGGTTTCAAATAAAAATATTGATGAGTTTCTTGTAAAGATAGAAAAAGAAAGCGGTCAGATGGTTTTTATTGCAATGTCAGTACCTGACTACGAGTTAATGGCATATAACATGCAAGAATTGAAAAGGTATATAAATGAGCTTAAAGAAGTTGTTGTCTATTATAAAACTGTTACTACAAAAAAAGAGGAGTAAGAAGATGAAAATATCACAAGAAGGGATTGATTTAATAAAATTCTTTGAAGGTTGTCCCACGGATGATGAGGGTAATGTTGTTAGTTACAGATGTGCTGCTAATAAAGCTACTATTGGTTTTGGAAGTTTAAAACTCATGGATGGCAGTCTTGTAGAAGATGGCATGAAAATGAGCAAACAGGATGCTGAGGATTTACTTGCACACGAACTACATGAGTACGAAGGCTATATTAACGACATGGTTGAGTCTGAACTAAAACAAAATGAATTTGATTCCTTGGTATCATGGGTATTTAATTTGGGTCCAAGCAATCTAAGAAATTCTACTTTATTAAAAAAATTAAATATCAAAGACTGGGCAGACGTTCCTAACCAAATAAAAAGATGGAACAAGGTAGCTGGAGTTCCAAACGAAGGCTTGAAAAAAAGAAGAGAAGCAGAATCATTGTTGTTTGAAAACAAAGAATGGGGTAAAGTTTGAAAGACATGCTGGTTTGTGGATATTTACGAATATCTCCTCTCTCTCCTCAAAAGGTGTGTCATGGAGGGTCAGAAGCCTTTTATGTACATAGGAACTGGCTCTCCACCTAATGCTTGACTTAAAACAAATAAAATCTTTTGATGCTTTGTCTAAGGACGAACAGATAGAAGCATTGACTCTGCTAGACAAATGGAAAAATTTAAACGCTAGAGAAAGATGTAGAGCTGATTTTTTAGAATTTGTTAAGTTTCATTGGGAAGGTTTTATTATGGGAAGACACCACAAGGTACTCTCTGAAAAATTAAACCGTATAGCAGAAGGCAAATGTAAAAGACTAATGGTTATGTTGCCACCTAGACATTCAAAGTCGGAGTTTGCATCAACCTATTTTCCAGCATGGATGATGGGCTTAAATCCAAGTCTTAAAATAATACAAGCAACCCACACAGCAGAACTAGCAGTAAGATTCGGACGTAGAGTTCGTAACATTATTGACAGCGAAGAATATCAAGCGGTTTTTCCTAATATAAGCCTATCAGGAGATAATAAGTCAGCTGGTCGTTGGACAACTGATGACGGCGGTGAAGCCTTCTATTCAGGTGTTGGTGGTGCTATTACAGGTCGTGGTGCAGATTTATTGATTATTGATGACCCTCATTCAGAACAAGATGCTATGTCACCCACAGCCATGGATGCAGCTTGGGAATGGTACACATCAGGTCCAAGACAAAGACTACAGCCCGGTGGAACCATAGTTTTGGTTATGACGCGTTGGAGTACAAAAGACTTAGCTGGAAGATTATTAAAAAGACAATCAGAAACTCATGCGGACCAGTGGGAAGTTGTGGAATTTCCTGCAATTATGCCTGACACAGACGAACCTTTATGGGGTGAGTTCTGGAAAAAGGAAGAGCTTTTATCGGTAAAGGCATCGTTACCAGTATCTAAATGGAACGCACAGTGGTTGCAAAACCCAACTGCAGAGTCAGGCTCTATCGTAAAACGTGACTGGTGGCAGACTTGGGAAAAAGAAGCAACTCCTAAATGCGAATGTATTATACAAAGCTACGATACAGCTTTTAGCGCAAAAGAGACCGCTGACTATTCTGCAATAACAACATGGGGCATATTTGACCCTGAAGATGGTGGTGAAAACGCCGTAATTTTATTGGATGCAAGTAGGCATAGAGTAGACTTTCCTGAGTTAAAAAAATTAGCTTTAGAAGAGTACAAATATTGGGAACCTGATATTGTTTTGATTGAAGCAAAAGCAAGTGGTACACCATTAACACAAGAACTAAGAAAAATAGGAATACCTGTACAAGCCTACTCACCAAGTAGAGGGCAAGACAAGGTAGCAAGAATGAACTCTATTGCACCTATGTTTGAAAGTGGTATGGTATATGCAACAGAAGATGCGTTTGCAGAAGAGGTAATAGAAGAATTAGCAGCCTTTCCTTTCGGTGAACACGATGACTTTTGTGATTCATCTACTATGGCTTTAATGAGAATTAGACAAGGTGGGTTAGTCGGATTGAAAAATGATTACGAGGACGATGTATCATTTGACAGAAAGGCATTAACATATTATTAATTTTATGGATATAATAGAAGATTATGGCAATTGATAGACAACTAGGTACTGAAAACAATCCTGACGTAATAGACCAAACAAAGTCTGTTGACGTTAGCGTGGAAGAATTCAATATAGATGCTCCTGAAGCAACATTTGATGAAACCATGTTGGATGCAATGGAAATTAATATCGGTGAAGATGTTATTAGTTTTGACGAACCAATGGAAGAAGTGCAAGAGGAAATGCCTTTTGACGCTAATTTGGTTGATTATATAGATGAATCAATACTAGGCTCTATGTCATCACAGTTAATAAATGCTGTAGAGAACGACAAAGAATCAAGAAAAGAATGGGAAAAAACATACACTGACGGTCTTAAGTATTTAGGAATGAAGTTTGACGAACAGAGAAGTCAGCCATTTGAAGGCTCTAGTGGAGTTATCCATCCTATTTTAGCTGAAGCTGTTACCCAGTTTCAAGCGCAAGCATACAAAGAATTATTGCCGGCTCAAGGACCTGTAAAAACACAAATAATCGGTCAAAGAGACATGAACACAGAAATGCAAGCTGAAAGAGTTTGTGAGTTTATGAATTACTACATCATGAACGAAATGCCTGAATACGACCCTGAGTTAGACCAGTTATTATTTTATCTACCGTTGTCAGGTAGTGCTTTCAAAAAAGTTTATTACGATGCAGCTAAAAACAGACCTGTATCAAAATTTGTACCTGCTGAAGACTTATTGGTTCCTTATGAAGCAACTGACTTACTAGGAGCAGAACGTGTGACACATGTGGTGTCTATGAGTGGCAACGAAGTAAGAAAATTACAAATAAATGGATTCTATGCTGACGTTGATTTAAAAGATAGTGAGACTATTGTTCGTGACAACATTTCTAAAGAAATAGACAAAATACAAGGTGTTGAGCCTGACTATACAGGTGATGAACAAAGAAGACTTTATGAAATACATACAGTTGCAGAAATAGAAGGCTTTGAGGATTTGAATGATGAAGGCGAGCCAACAGGTTTAAAAATACCTTACATCATTACAATAGATGATTCATCGCAGAAAATATTAGCCATAAGAAGAAATTACGAGCCTGAAGACCCGATGAGAAACAAGATTAATTATTTTGTTCAATACAAGTTTTTACCGGGATTAGGATTTTATGGATTAGGTTTATCACACATGATTGGTGGCTTATCTAAGGCATCTACGTCTATATTGAGACAATTAATTGATGCGGGTACTTTAAGTAATTTACCAGCAGGTTTTAAAGCTAGAGGCATTAGAATTAGAGACGAGGCATCACCCTTACAACCGGGTGAGTTTAGAGATGTAGATGCCCCCGGTGGAGCATTAAAAGATTCTTTAATGCCATTACCTTACAAGGAACCAAGTGGAGTTTTATTTAACTTACTTGGCTTATTGGTTGAATCAGGCAAAAGATTTGCTTCTATAGCTGACATGAATATTGGTGACAGCAATGCTGCCATGCCTGTAGGTACAACCGTTGCATTGCTAGAGAAAGGCACTAAAGTAATGAGTGCAATCCACAAAAGATTACACTATGCACAAAAAAGTGAATTTAAAATATTAGCAAAAGTATTCCAAGAGTTTTTACCACCTGTTTACCCATACGAAACAGGAAGCGGTGCTAAAGAAATAAAGATTGAAGACTTTGATAAAAAAGTAGATGTAATACCTGTATCAGACCCAAACATTTTCTCTATGAGCCAAAGAGTTATTATGGCTCAAGAGCT